TCCGTCGAGCGAGACGACACTAGCGCTGTCAACTGGGGTGTAGACCAGCGTTGGGTACTGGGCGTCCTGGGGAGCCACGATCGCGTACACCTGTCCGCCTGCCAGATGCTTGATAGCGTCATAAAAGTCCTGCATCGCTAACCTCGATTCAGGTCCTTGGCTTCGATTTCAATGCGCTGGGCAAGACGGTCCTTGATGGCATTGACTGCCTCGCGCCTGCGCGACTCCAGCGCAGGACGCAAGAACGGTCGAGCACTCATCTTCCGTGTCCCGAACTCCAGGAAGCGCCAGTACCAGGCGTCTTGAGACAAATTGCCCCGCTTGCCTTGATTGCGGTACTTCTTGCCATGCCGGACCAGCACGTAAAACGTCTGCCGCCCGCCCCCGGAGAGCTCCCGGACGTGTTTCATGATCACCGAGCGTTTGAGCGTTCCAGGTGGAGGCTGCTTGGGGCCAAGCGACTGCGCAGCCTTGGGCGCCCGAGCGCGGGCCTCATCCCGGATGACCTTGGCACCGGCATAAACCGATGCCCGCAGGCCTCGATTGGCCACGCGCTGAGGCAACTCACGAAGCGCCCGATCCAACTGAGCCAGACCCTCAATGCGCACCGTCTCGACTCTAGCCATCACGCACCCCCTCGCTGGTCAGCAGGATCACCGCGACATTGGCCTCGTCCTCGTTGAGCGCACCATGAATGGCAAACACGCGTCCCTTGAACAGCACCCGCATTTGGGAAACCGATCTGGGGTCGGAAAAGAGGGGCTGATAGCGCACCGTGATCTGGTGACTCACCTCGGATGCAATCCGATCTGCAATGCGCGCCTCGCGTCCCGAGATTGGGGCAATATCGGCCCACACCGCAGCGACGTCAGCCCAGACTTGGGTGGGAGCTCCAAGGGCATCCTTGACTGTCGTCGGCTGCTGGATGAGCACGCGGTGGTTCAGTTGCCCGGCGCTGATGACACTCATACAAGGCTCACCTTGAAGCCGTCGAGCAGGCCATCCACAAAGGGCAACGGATCAATGCGACCGCGTGAGAGCACGGACATTTCTTCCCGATGCCCGTAGAGACTGCCCACGCGTAGCTTGATCCAACTCTTGAGACCCTCGGGCACTGCGCTGGCAGTGCCGTAGCCCGCATCAAAGGTGACTGAAACCGCACCCATCTGAGGCAAGGTAGACGGCCAAGTCTTACCGAAGGCTGGTGTCAGGCGTGCCGGTTCGCAGGCCGCATCGAGCACATAGTCACTGGCCGGCATCACCTGAGTGGTGCCATTCATGTCCAGATACTCGATGCTCACCGCCGACTGAACCGGGCATTTGGCGAGCAGGATCGCGTGACCCGGCAGGCTAAATGATGCACCGGTGGCAGATTGCATCAGCGATGGCCCAGGAAAGGCATCGAGCACCAGCTTCCAGCGCGCAGTGATCAACTGCCTGCCGGTCTTTGTCTCGGCTGCCTGGCGGGCCGCGCTGATGAGCGAGCCGATCAGCAGGTCATCATCGCCACCGTCCACCCGCAGGTGTTGCTTTGCCTCGGCAAGCGAGACGGGCTCGCCAGCGGCTGGGGTGACGAGTTGCAGCGGCATCAGACGACCTGGACGACAGCAGCCTGGTTGGCGGTGTTCGCTGGCAGTTCGCGGGCGTTGATGCCCAGGACCTGCGCGGCGGTCTGGCTTGCTGCCACCCCTACCGTGACGGACAGGCGTACAAAGCCAAAGCCACTGACCGTATCAAGGTCCTCGGGCTTGACGTTGATGAGCGCCTGCTTGTTGTCACCGGTGGCCTTGACGATCTGAGTGATCGCACTGCCAGTGATGTCCTTGGCGCCGGTGCCCGAGGCATCTTGGGCCTGCTGGAGCTTGGCATCGACCGTAGCGCCTGTGCCGAGCACGCCGGTCTGGACAATGGCCAGAAGGCCGTGGTGGTTGGCCACTGAGATCCAGCCTGTGGTGGCGGTTCCGGCCGCTTGGCTGGAGGGATCGAGCGTAGCGAGGATGGCGAGCAGTTCACTGCCCTTTGCATTGGGAAACATGAGTGTTCTCCTTAAGAGTTAGGGCGATCAACGCGCGCCCAGTTGAATGAACGGGGACATCGTTGCGCTGCCCTTGGCCGGCGAGATCGGTGCGGACACCTTGGACTGACCATCCATACGGAAGGTGGTCCTGAAGGCCGTCAGATCAGCATCGAAGTACAGGTGCATGGAGGTTGCGGTCTGCAAGCCACCAGCCTTGGTGATCGTCTGGTAGTACGACAGGTCGACCAGCAGCACATCGCCTTGCCCCGAGAAGGTGTTTGCGTGCTGCGAGACGAAAACCGGGCGTCCCAGAAGGGTTCCGTAGGGCGAAACCTGAATACCGCCGACCGACAGCCCATTGGGCAGATAGATCGGGTAGTTACCCAGGGTCAGGGTGAAGAGCGCCGGCAGCACATCGTTGTTCACGATCCAGACCGAGCGGGCGAAGCTGCCCGTGGGCAGTCGCGAAATCATCTTGGCCAGGTTCTGCGGCAGCAGCGTCTGCGTGGCCTGGCCGCTCTCCTTGGCCACGGTCACGGTTGCGCCAGCAGTCAGGGCGCCGATCGGAACTCCGTTGCCCGCGCCAAAGAGGATCGATTCGTTGGTCTTCCAGCGAATCGAGTCGGCCACTTTCTCGGGCAGGTAGCTCGTGAGCGCGTTGGCATCATCCAGCAACTCGTCGGTCGTAGGCACCAGTGCCATAAGCTTTTTCAGGCGCAGGGTCGAGAGACCCAGAACGGGCTTGGTGGCAACTGCCGAGGCCGCCTCACCTTGCCAATAGGCACGGATGCCATTGGTTCCCCAGGGCGTGGTCTCGTCCTTGGGGAAGGCCATGCTGTTGCCACTGATCTCCACGTTGTCGGTGAGCGGCAGCAGCGAGTCCTCGCCCAGCGACAGGCGGAAAATCTGCTGCGAGAACTCTGGCGGTACCAGGAAGCCACCGTCCTGACCAGACCCTTCGTTACCGTAGGTGCTGGGGGCTGCAGCGCCACGGCCGCCGCCAATCAGGAGTCGCTCATCGACCGACTTGCCGGGCTTTTCTGCCTGGAAAACGGCCTGCATGAATTCACCCACGGTCTTGAAGCCGTGCTTGGGATCGGCTTCGCGATTGTCGGTGACGGTGATGAAGTTGCCTGCCGACGCATCGACCGTCATGGCCATTTGTGCCTCCTCGGCAATCAGGGCCGCCTCGCGGTCAATAGCCGCAGAAGCCGACTCGATTCGGGTCTTCAGCGCATCAAAGGCCGAAGTCTCCTCATCATTCATGTCGCGGCTCTCGGCCGCTGCGCGGTCGGTCAGCGCACGGGCTTCCTTGATGAGGCCAGCTTTGCGGGCCTGCAGTTCGCGGAGTTGCTTACTCATTTGAATTCTCCAGAAATGAAAATGCCGCCTGACACCTCGCGGTGTGGCGGCTCGGATGGAATGAAACGGGTAACGACCTTCGGGTCGTATTCGGACCTGGGACAACTCGATGGAGCAGCCCCGGGGTTGGGTTAAAGCAAGGCCAGGGCGTCCCTGGCTTGCCTCAGGCGCGTAGCTCCTGGCTTACTCAGTTGCCGAGCGTTGCGTCGCATCTTTTTGATGACGTCATCCAGGGTGGCAATGCCGTCGACCATGTTCTGAGCCAGTGCGGCATCGGCACCAAGAACGCGCCCCTGGCCCATGCCTTCGCGGACCTGGGAGATCGGCACCCCGCGGCCACGGGCCACGGCCTTGGTGAAAGCAGCGTAGTAATCGTCCACTCTGGATTGCATGAAGGACTGGGCATCTGCATCCAGCGGGCTGTAGGGGTTACCTTCAACCTTGAATCTGCCCGCTGAGATCAGGGTGGTTTTTACGCCTGCATCTTCGAGCGCCTTGCTGTAGTCCTGGTGTGCTTGCCAGACACCGATGGAGCCGACTTCGCCACCAGGAGTGACATAGAACTCGGAGGCCGAACAACCGATCCAGTAGGCGGCGGACGCTGCAAGTGAATTGGCCACCGCGATCACAGGTTTCTGGGCACGCGCGCTCTGAATTTCATCGGCCAGTTCTGCGACGCCGTAAACACTGCCCCCGGGACTGTCGATATCAATCAAGATCTGGCCCACCGTGTCATCAGCGATCAACTGGCGTAGCGCCGAGGAAAACTGCTGGGTGCTGGTGCTGCCAGGGCCAGAAACATCGTCGACCATGTTTCCGCGCTGGGTGACCACCCCATAAAGAGGCAGCACCGCGATCCCGCCCGAGGACTGCACCGCCGCAGTTTGGCGGCGCGATTCACGGATTACGCGGTCGGCCTGGATGCGGATCATGTTCTCAGACTCAGCAGGAATACCCGCAGACCAGCGCATGACCACTGCCGCCAGGGCATTGAGT